GTGATCTTGCGATGCCAGCCAGGCCGCCGGCACGGGCGACCGTAGCCAGGAAGTGCATCTGGTCGGCGGTGGGTCGGCCTTGTGGGCCTTTGACTTCCACCGCTGTGAAAACCGCCACCTTCTTGCCCACCATGTCGGGCGTGATCTCGACCGACTTCCAGCCGATCAAGTCACTGCCGCCGGGGTTGCAGACGCCGTACCGGATAAGCCGGCCGTCAGGCGTATGCGTGGCCCCGACGTTGTTGCGGAACATGGTGGCGCCGGCCTCAGAGAGCGCCAGGCGGACAAGTTGCTGGATGGCGTTCTCTTTCACCGTTCGACACCTTCCAGGCCATCGGCCACCAGCTTGGCGTAGCCTGCGATGTCGACCCAGCTGTCGGCATAGTTCGGGTCACCGTTGGCGATGCGGCCAAGCTTGTGGAAGATCATGTGCAGGGCTTCCTGCTGATACGCCGCCATGCTTTCGAACTTCTGCACGCCCATGTGGGCTTGGAACATTCGAAACATGTTCTTTGTGATCTCAGAGTGGCTTTTGAATGTGCCGTAGCGGCTGCCACGCTCGGAAAGCGTGGCGTCGATGCTGCCGGTAAGCGGGCCTGGTTTCAGGTCCTCCAGCTTCACACCTTCCGGCAGCTTGTAGATCGCGCCAGGACTGGCTGCGCCGGTATTCGGCAGATAGTGGGTTCCATGATCATTGCCTGGTTCGCAATCAATGCACGGCTCGCCGGCTTGCGGGTAGGCAAGGAAGGCGCACGTTTTGCAGTCAAAGCATCGTGTCATACCGCCCCCGATCAGAACGGAATGTCGTCGTCCATGTCAGCCGGTGCGGACTGGCGTGGGGCTTGTGCGGGACGCTGTGCAGGTGCCGCTGCAGGTGCAGACTGGCGAGGTGCTGCGCCGTCTTCACGCGCGCCCAGCAGCTGCAATTCGGTGGCGATGATCTCGCAGGTGTTCTTCTCGATGCCGGTGTTCTTGTCGGTATAGGTGCCGTACTTCAGACGCCCCTCGACGTAGATCGGGCGGCCCTTCTTCACGTACTCGCCGGCGATCTCGGCCAGGCGTTCGTAGAACGTGATGCGGTGCCACTGCGTGTCTTCGATGATCTCGCCGGTGTTCTTGTCCTTGCGGCGTGTGGACGTTGCGATGCTGACGTTGGCCACGGCTTTGCCGTCTTGCATGTAGCGCACTTCCGGGTCTCGCCCGCAGTTGCCCACCAGAATGACCTTGTTGACTGATGCCATGTTTTTCCCCTTGTTTGGCGTTGATGATATGGCACCTTACGGGTGCCAATCGGCTACGTCTCAGGGGCAGGAGTAGACCCCATCTCGTAGCTGCCGCTGTTGTGCCCCGACCTGCGGCTGCGGGTGGCGAGTTCCCAGGTCAGGACGCCTTTGGCTTTTTCCTATAAATCTCCCGAAGGCGCGGAATCAGAAACCCCACGCTGTCTGGATAGTTTTTCTTAATCCATTCGGCAGTCGCGGCCACGTAGGCCGCCGACTGGTCCGGCCGGTCGAGGAATTTCAGCAGTTCTTTTTCGTCAGGGTGCCTCATGCTGCTGTCCGTTTCTGCCGTGCATTCCAGATAAATCGTGCCCAGCCAGGCTTGTATCCGCGACGCTTGGCGACCTCCATCAGGTCTTCCATTGTCTTGGCTTTTCCGATCTCCTGGCGGCGTTGGCGCTGGATTGTAGCGGCGTCCAATTCCTGCAATTCGCCGTCTGTTTCCTCGACCTTGCGCGCCTTGACCTCGTGAACGTGGCCACAGGCGGGGCACACGGGCTGCGGCTTGAACACCGAGTAGCACTTCTCGCATTGCTTCACCGGTGGCGGCTCGTCTTCTTTGTTGTTTTTGCGCGACACATTCGACAGGCCATCCAGCGACCAGTCGCGATCGTCTTGCGGCAGGCCGTGCCGCATGCAGTTGCCAACATGGTCCAGGATGATCGCGCGGTCCTTGCCGGGCGCCGGACGCAGGGCACGCCCCACCTGCTGAATGAACAGTCCCATGGACTGCGTGGGCCGCAGCAGGATGGCCGCAGCCACCACGGGGATGTCTGTGCCTTCGCTGATGATGTCGCAGCTGGTCAGCACGTGCAGGCGACCTGCCCCCAGGTCCTCGATGGCCTGTTTGCGTTCGGCGTCGTGCATCGACCCATCGATCGCCATAGCCCGGTAGCCAGCGGCGCGAAAATCTGCGGCCACGTGTTGTGCGTGCGCAACACTCACGCAGAACGCGATTGCCGGCTTGCCGTGACAGAGTTTGCGGTAATGCTCGACGGCGCTGCCGGTGATGGTGGGCTTGTCGACGCGCTTGGCCAGTTCGTCCTGCGCGTAGTCCCCCATGCGTCGCTTGACGCCCGCCAGGTCCAGCTGCGTCGGTGGCGCATAGACCACTGGCTTGACCAGGTGCCCCATGTCGATCAGCGCCTGCACCGAGGGGCCCAGCACCATGGTGTCGAACACATCGCGCAGGCCCTTGCCGTCGCTGCGCACCGGTGTGGCCGTGACGCCCAGGACGCGCGCCTGGGGGAATGCGTTGATGATCGTGCGCCAGCTGCCGGCGATGGCGTGGTGGGCTTCGTCCACGATGATCAGGTCGAAGTGCATGGGATGCTTGCCCAGGCGTCGCACCAGCGTCTGGACGCTGGCCACCTGCACGGGGTCGCCGGTGCGCACGTGACCGGCAGCGATCAGGCCGTGCTTCACGCCCATCGAGGTGAGGCTGCGGCTGGCCTGCATCAGCAGTTCTTGACGGTGGACCAAGATCAGCACGCGATTGCCGCGTGCCACCGCTGACTGGCCGACATAGACGAAGGTGAAGGTCTTGCCGCCACCCGTGGGCAGGACGAACAGCGGCGACCTGTGGCCCTTGCTGTAAGCCTGGCGCAGTTCGGTGACGGCTTCGTGCTGGTAGGGGCGAAGGTTCACACCAGGTCCCACCCGTAAGACACCAGGTGCCAGACGCAGTGCGCCACCAGACCGCAGAAAATAAAAAATAGCGCCCCATTCAGAGACAGCCACAGAAACGAAAGTGCTTTATCTTTGAAGTTCACGGTTTCCCCTTGTAGTGACCGCGAATTATAGGAATTACGTCTTGAGTGCGCTGTTGTATTTACACCACGATGATGTTGCCCGACTACGAGAAAAGCGGTTATTCTTCGACACCCCAATGATGGGGAATGATAAACAAGGGGAATCCATGAAAATCGGAGTACATTCCGGTATTTCCAATGAGGAATACCACAGCGGGCCGGGGCTTTCGTCTTCTGGCCTGAAGCTGATCGACCGATCACCGCTTCATTACTGGGCCAGATACCTGGACCCGCACCGCGAAGCCAGCGAGCCGACGCCAGCCCTGATACTGGGCACCGCCATCCACACGGCCATTCTCGAACCCGATCGATTCGGCGAGGAATACGCCATCGCGCCGGTGGTCGACCGCCGCACGAAGGACGGCAAGGCCGAGTGGCAGGCGTTCCTGGACGACTGCGCCGTGAACAAGAAGACGGCGATCACGAAGGACGATTACGACACCTGCGCGCGCATCTCGCGTGCCGTGGTCGCGCATCCCCTGTTCGCCACGTTCTTCGCCAAGGGCGCGGCCGAGCAGTCAGTCTATTGGAAGGACCCCGAGACCGGCGTGCTGTGTAAGTGCCGACCCGACTGGATGGTGGCCGGCGCCCCCGTGATGCTCGATGTGAAGTCGACGCAGGACGCCAGCCCGTCAGCCTTCGCCAAGTCGATCTTCAAGTACGGCTACCACATCTCGGCAGCCTGGTATCTCGAAGGTTGGCGCCAGGCGACCGGCGAGAACATCGACCAGTTCATCTTCGCGGCATTCGAAAAGGATGCACCGAACGCACTGGCGTTCTACCAGGCCGATGAAGCGATGCTGCAGATTGGACGCCAGGAGTGTCAGCGCCTGCTGACGATCTATGCAGATTGCTTGAATTCGAACACTTGGCCCGGCTATGAACCGTCGGTCACACCGCTGTCACTCCCGCCCTGGGTGATGAAGGCGGCCAACGATAACGAAGAAATTGAGGAAATAGCTTATGTCTGACGTCACGAACCTGCGCGACACCATCATCCCAAAATCCGATCAACTGAACGCTGAACAGCTGCTGGGTGGACCGATTACCATCACCGTCACCGCCGTGTCGCGCGGCACTGACGATCAGCCGGTGGTGGTGCATTACGAAGGCGACAATGGCCACCCCTACAAGCCGAACAAGTCCATGCGCAAGGTGCTGATCTTTGCCTGGGGTGAAGACGGCAGCCAGTGGGTCGGTCGCTCAATGACGCTGTTCAACAAGCCCGACGTTAAGTTCGGCGGCGTCGTGGTGGGCGGTATTCGCATCAGCCATATGTCGCACATCGAGCGCGACATCCAGCTGTCGCTGACGGCCACCAAGGGCAAGAAGGAACCTCTGGTCATCGGGAAGTTGGCGCCACAGGTCGACGGCCTGGCGAAAGTCAAGGCCGATCTGGCAGCAGCGGCAGACGCCGGCACGGCATCGCTGCTGACCGCTTGGAAGGCCCTGCCAGCGACGACCCGCAAGAAGATGGGCAACGCCTGCCCCGATGACCTGAAGACACGCGCAGCGCAGGCCGATGCGGATGCAGCTGCTGCGACCCCCCAGGCCGAACCGGCTGGGCAAGAAGCCGGAACAGGTAACTGGGTCTGACGCGAACCTTTGAGGGATGAAAGCGATGAATGCAGAAACCTATCTCACGCCCAACGAACTAGCGGCCCGATACAAGGGCGCGATCACGGTGCGCACCCTGGCCAACTGGCGCAGCACGGGGAACGGCCCGCGCTTCACCAAGGTCGGCGGTCGCGTCCTGTACCCCGTCTCTGCCGTTCAGGACTGGGAAAAGGACCGCACTAGGTCGGCGGCGGCGTAACCTGCGCGTGGACCGGTGGGGACGCCTGCCGGTCCTTTTTTTTGCCCATGTTCCCGGTTTGTACCGGCTTTTCACGTTTTTCGGTGCCCACTGTGTGCCCACCGGTTTTCAGGCGCCCACTCAACCCCTTGAATTCATTGAACTATGCCCGACTACCCAAAAGCCCGCCGATGTCACGTGCGCCGATCACGGCACATCACAGAAGTTCAAGAAACACCCTTGGAATGCACACTTTCGCGATTGAGGCGTTCACCGCGTGGGCGGCATAATCACGCCCGTTCTTTCAATCCTGTGTCCACGGTGTGCCCATGGCTCTGACGAAACTCATCATCCGGTCTTCTGTGTCCACAGGCCGCGAACAGTGGCTTGCGGACGACACTGTGCCTGGCTTCGGCGTGCGCGTCACGCCAGCTGGTGCGAAGTCCTTCGTTCTGCGGTATCGCACCAGGTCAGGCGCCAGCCGTCGCATGGTGATCGGGTCCACCAAGGTGATGACGCTGGACCAGGCGCGCGATCGCGCCCGCACCGCGCTGGTGATGGTGCGTGATGGCCAGGACCCCAGGAAGCAGATCGTCAAGCACACCATGAAGGACCTGGCGGCGCGCTTCCTCGAGTTGCACCGGCCGCCAACGATCAAGGCCGGCACGTGGGGCAACTACGACCGGCTGTTCCGGCTTCACATCCTGCCGCACATCGGCAAGCGGCGCGTGGCCGACATCGATGTCGAGGTCATTCAGGACCTGCAGGCCAAGCTGCGCGATCACCCCGTCAATGCCAACAAGGTGCTGAAGCTGGTCAGCCAGGCACTCATCGCCTGCGAGGTATGGGGCTGGCGTCCACGTCACACGAACCCGGTCACCGATGTGCGCCGGTTCAAAGAAGCCGAACGCACGCGCATCCTGACCGACGACGAAATTGCCAGGCTCATGGCGCAGCTGGACAAGATGGACCGCGACGGCTTCGAAACCTGGTCGTTCACCTGGCTGGTCCGGGTCCTGCTGCTGTCTGGCCTGCGCTGCAGCGAGTGGGGCCAGGCTCGATGGGAATGGGTCAGCTTCGAGAAGGGCACGCTGTCCCTGCCCGACAGCAAGACCGGCGCGCGAGTGGTCCACCTGTCTGATGCCGTGCTGGATGTCCTGCGCCGGCTGAAGTCGTTCAAGCCGCACATCACGCCCTGGGTGTTTCCGAACATGCGTTGCTCGGCGCCGCTGAACCACCCGCAGCACCACTGGGGCAAGATGCGCAAGAAGATCGGCCTCGATGACGTCCGCATCCACGACCTGCGCCACACGCTCGGCAGCCTTGGCCACATGGCGGGTCTGTCGCAGCGCGACATCGCGGACATGCTTGGCCACCGCAAGATGGCCACCACCGAACGCTATGTGCATGGGTACGATGAACGCAAGCGCCGGAACGCGCAGGTGGCTGCCGAACGGGTCCTCGCCAGCGTCAAGGCGGGTTAGAATTCGCGGCTGGTGAAAGCGGATGCGGTGCTGCTGGGGGTTCCCGGCAGACCGGCCACCGTGCAGCGAGTAGCCAGCCACTCCCCCATGGACATCATCGACAAAGCCCAGGAAAACATCGAGAAAGAAGACGCCGCGCGCTTTGCAGCCCGTCGCTCGGTGTCTTTGCCTCACACCGGTGAATGCCACAACTGCGGCGAAACGGTTGCCCCTGACCGTCTGTTCTGCGATGTCGACTGCCGCGACGATTACGACCGCCGCCAGCGCTTAGAAAAAAACCGACCCGAAGGCCGGTAAAGCCGGGTCGCCCCGGCAGGGGAAAACCTCAAGCCATCACCGACGATGCGTCGATCGCAGCGATCATGGTGTTCGTGTGCGCGATGCGCTCTTGCAGGCCGAACGTGCCGCCGTTGATCTTCTTGGTCAGGCCGACCCAGTCCTGCGCAGCCGCCAGCTGGTTGCAGCCATGCGTCGACCAGAACCACCCGGCAGTCAGCGCCGCATACTTGGGCGAGGCCACCAAGTCGGGGTCCTTCCAGAAGTCCACACCCAGCGCCTGGCCGGCGTGGAAGTAGTTGGTCGATCCGGTCAGCTGGATGCAGCCACGGCCTCGGAAGCGGTAGCCGTCGCCAGAGGCTTCGTCGCGATTGCCCATGCGGTCACAGTAGACCTTGTTGGCGATCTTGCGCGGGTTGCCGGCGTACTGGTTGGCCACATCGAGGGTCGGGAAGCGCTTGGGCCACAGCTTCATCAGCGTGGCGGCGCGGTAGTTCAGGTTTTCTTCGAGGATGCGGAAGTTGCCGCACTCATGACCGCACTGACCGATGAAGGCGGCCTGCTGCACGGCGCTGGTGATGCCGAAGCGCTCGAAGGTCTCATTGAGGGGGTCGACCCACTGGGCACCGATGCCCATCGCGGCGAGTTCGTTAGCGTTGACCATTGATGCTGTCCTTCACTTGGTTGTAGGCGTCGATGCAGGCATTGAGTTGCTCGGTGTTGCGCTGTCCTTCGGCGACGATGGCTGCAATAGCTGCGAGAGTTTGTCGATCTGATTCGCTTCCCGCTTCGTCCCCACTTCGACCGGCAGGGGTGGCACCTGGACCGTTCGATATGCAACTGGGGGCTGGGAAGCGCACGCGCCCAGCACGAATGGCACGATCAAGAGCAGACTGTTTTTGAGTGATGGCATTGGTGGCTTCCTGAAGTTTGCTGGCGTTGTCATTGAGGTCGGCAGTCAGCTTTTGCTCTTTCTGCCGGGCTTCGTCGTTGAGACGCGCGATCTCGATCTGCATCTCGGTGTCGCGCTCGGCCCAGCCATTGTGGTGGCCGTAGCCGTAGACGCCGATCAGCACCATGACGATGCCGATGGCGACGTAGACGCTGCGCGGTATCACTGCTCACCCCCAGCGGCGGCGCGCTCGGCTGCGATATCGCCACGCGACGGGTCGAGGTAGTCGGGTGCGGTCGTGGGTGGTGGACCAGGGCGCCAGCTTTCATCCAGCGCCGGGTTCTGCCAGCCCATCCAGTTGAAGTCGGGCATGCCGTTGCCGGTGGTGGCCGCCACAGCGGGTGCAGCTGGTGGGCATGGCGATGGCGTGATGACTGCCGGGGCGATCTTCTCGGCCAGGGCTTTGGCGCCTTTGGCTATGCCGAACATGCCGATCAGCGTGGTGATCGACCCGGTCAGCAGCAGGACGATGTCGTTCAGCATCTTCGTGAACGCCTGGTCGATCGGCGCCATCGACTTGATCGGCTGGGTGACGAAGATCACCGAGTACAGCATCGACCCCACAGTGCCGCCGAAGACGGTCATCACCACGAAGACGACGAAGGCCCAGGCCAGCACCTGGATGATGGTCACCAGTTCGTCGACAGTTTGGATGCGTAGTTCGATCTTCATTTTTGTGGCTCCGATGCGGTGATTTGCTTCTCCAAGATCGGAGCGACAAGGTAGTCAGGGCATTGCTGGGTGAACTGGCAGATGGGCCGCTGGCAGTCAGGCTTGCCGAAGTTCTTCGGGTCCTGGCATGGGTAGCGGTATCGGTCGTCGCAGGCGGCGCAGAGCAGCGCCAGCAGTGCGATCAGGATGGTTTTATTCATCGTCGTCCTTTTTAAGGTTCTTCTCCAGCCTGGCGATCTTGCGGTTTTGCTCGACCACCACGGCCTTCAGATCTGCTTCGAGCTTCAGGTTCCGGATGACGAACAGCGCCGCCAATGGCATGGCAAAAAATAGCACGAATGCCAGAAAAAACACCGTCACGCGAAACCACGCTGTGTCATTCCTTGCCATTTGAAGCACAACAGCAGACCCCACATCCACGCCAGCACGGCCAGCGTCCACACCACTGCCAGCGCCCGATCGATTAGAAAATCCCGTGTTTGCCTTCGTAGCCATGCGTCGTTGTTTCGTTTGATGCGCTCGCGCTCTTTCCGGGCGCGCTGTTCTTCCTGCACTTGGCCATAAATGGCGTTGAAATTATCCCACAGCGGTCCCAGCTGCGGTGGCACGTGGGCGCCGCGCATCATGCCACTCAGCTTCATGTATGCCTGGTCGGTTTCGTGCTTGTAGGCACTCAGCTGCAGGATGACGTCGGGGTCCGGGTTGTCCTTGGCGTACTCAGCGTTGAGCAGGTCTTCGGACTGGTGGACGATGGTCTTGTGCAGCTTGAAGAACTGCCCGATGTGCCCGAGAAACTGCTGCACGACCTCGGCCTCGGTGGGCACGTGGCTGATGTATTCGTCCTTCTTGGGTTTTGCCGGTGCAGCTTCGGGCGCTGGCGCTGGTGCTGCGGCAGGCTTGACGCCGAACAGGCCCTTGATGGTCGACCAGATGCTGCGGACGTCCTTGACGATCGTCTGCGCGTTGTCGACGGCCTTCTTGATCTTCTGGACCTGGACGGTCCCTTCGCTTAGGGCTTCGACGCAGTACTGGATGCCGTCATAAGCGGCACGCAGCGCTTGAACGGCCAGCCAGATTTCACCCACGTCATCCCAGCTTGATGTGGCTGACGACCCATGAGAAGACACCACCCACCATGGACGCGAAGGTCATCCCCATCCAGAAGCCGCCCTTCGATTTGTTGGCGAGTTCCAGCAGGGCCTTGACGTCCTTCTGCAGATCGGCGACCTGGTCTTCCAGGGCATTCACTTGGCCGATCAGCAGGCCGAATTTGACGGGGTCGATGTCGCTCATGGTGTCGTCAGTGTTGGTCACGCTGCAGGTGTCTCTGGCTGCGTGGGTTGATCGGATGGCGCTTCGGGCGCCTTCAGTTCGTCGCCAGGCTGGGCAGGCTGTGCCCCGACTTGGGCGTTCAGCTGCTGCAAGATGGCGTCGGTGATCGGACGGCTGACGCGCTGTGGCATCGGCGCCTGGTCAAGCACATCCAGGATGGCCTGGATCATCGGTGCCTGCAGTTTGATCGTGAATTCGTTCATGGTTTTCCCCTTGTGTTGTGAAGTCTAGATTATGCCGCCCATGGGGCGGGTTTGCTGAACGTGGGCGGGTTGATCTGCTCGGCGATGTCGTTCGCCAGTCGTGTTTTGATGGCTTCGACTTCAGGCGCCCCCAGTGCGTTCTCCACCCATACGATCACCTGCTGCTGCGTCAGGTCTGCGAATGGCGTGAACTGCGCGGGGTCCACAGCGCCCATGTCTGCAGTGCCGTATCGTGATGCTGTATGCCCCTGGCCGTCGTCAGCGTTCAACCGCCAATGGACAGTCGTCACAACGTCTTGAAGGCCGTCCTGCGACTTAGGGCCTTCCAGCTGGCTGATTTCCCAGGTGTATTCGATGGTCATGTGGATGTCCTTAGTGCATCAGTGCTTCGACTTTAGCATTTAATTCTTGCATTGCCTTCACAAGAACAGGGATAAGAACCGACGTTTTGATCGTCTTTGTGGTTTCTCCAGTGGGAACGCCGTCTTCGTCAAAATCCGGCGATGCGTCCACCATGGTCGGAAACACGGTTTCAAATTCCTGTGCAATAAAACCGATCTGCCTGCTATTTGGATTGTCCTTAAAATTGAAGTTCCTCACGCGCAAGTTCAATACGTCAGCCAACTTGCCAGTTGCGTCAACCACATTTTCCTTGTGCTTGATGTCGGATATCGTCCCGTAGGTTCCAGATGAGTTGTAAACGTTGCCGTCGCCGCGAACGTAGTAATAGGTACCACCGCTGCCTTCGTTGTTGAGGACGTATGCGCTGAAGTTTACGCTGCCATCGCCCGTAGAACAAAAGCCGCCGCCATAACCGTTATCTGGACGGATGTAGTTGCCGCGACCCGTATTGGTCAGAGACGCCTTTTTCACCATCACGTTGCCGCTGACGTCAATCGTCATTTGGTTAGCCCATGATATCGACGCATTAGCCGAACCCGATGCGGCGCGCCGGAAATACATGTCACCATTCAGTCCGATGTAGAACTGGCCCGCTGGGTTTGCCGTCATGTAGCGCCACGCGCTGCCATCGAAATAGCAGTTGTCGGACATGATGGCAGAACCGGTCGTTTCACCCGAAAACGATGCCACGCTGCCGATATGTAGCGCCTTGATGCTACTAGTCCATGCGTAGTCGGTAGTTGTGCCAAGCAGCAGATTTCCGCTGGTGGCCAGCGTCATCGGCGTCGTAAACGAACCGACCGTGCCGCTTACTGTGCCGGATGCAGCTTTAGACCAGGACCACGACCCATCGTTCCACTGTGCGAATACTTGAGGTGCCACACCCGTTGCGGTGTAAATGTAGCTACCTCCATTGAAATACGCGCCGGTTATCATTCGGACTGAATCAGCCCTGCACCACAGCGAGGCCGTATTCCCAGCGGTCCCACCAGCGCCGCTGGTTGGGATTTGAATGACTTTCGCTCCGGGCTCCCAGCCACTTGGCGACATCCCCAGCGCGAAGTTGCCGTACGTATCGACTGACATCTTCGTCGCTATGTCTGACGTCAAAAATGTAGTTCCGGCGGTGCCTGGCGCGACGGTTTGCCACAGGAATGAACCATCTGTGCCAATCATAAAGGCCCCGGGTGTAACTCCGGTGGCTTGCCTTACGTACGTGCTACCGTTGTAGTACGCGTTCGTCCACATGCGTATCGAATCGGAAACTCCCCATAAACTGAATGAGTTCCCCGATGTGCCCGACACTTTCATTTGGAAAATGCCAGACCCAGATAGCCAACTGCTTGGCGTTATACCAAGACCAAAAAAGCCGCCGCTGGTTAGGCGCATGTTCTCGCTGCTGTTGACTGCCCACGCCAGCGTATTCGCAGCTGGCAGGTACATGCCGTTCGTCGGCACCGATGAACTGGTGGGCACGAACGATGCAGCAATGGCCTTGCCAGTGGTGGCGAAGTCAGTGCCGTCGAACGTCAGCGCAGACCCGGTGGTCAGCACCTTCGACGCGTTCAGGTAGCTGATGCCGTTGGCATTGCCACCGCTGAACGTCGCAGCGCCCCCGACCGACAACGTTCCGGATGCGGTGATGTTCGTGAATGCCCAGGTCGCCGACAGCGCAGCCCACGCAGTTCCACTGTACTTCTCGAACTGGTTGTTCGCGCTGTTCCAGCGGATGGCGTTTGTCGGGACGTTGGTCGGCGAGGTCGTCGCAGGATCAAGGTGCAGCGCCAGGTCGCTGATCTTCGCGTTGATGTACGCCAGAAAATTGGCGTAGGTATCGGTGGTCGCTGGTTTGTTAAAGTCAGCCATTTTTTAGTACCCTTTGATCGACCAAGACGCCGTACCGCTGACGCGCGTGCCCGACGTGTTGAACAGATATATTCTAAGCCCCTGCGAGTAAGTTGATACGTTGCCGCTTGTGTTCGCCGTGGTCAGGGCCACCGTGTAGCTGTTGGCGTTCGGGACGCTCGTCACAGTATAGACACCGTTCGGCGCCGTGCCAGTAGTAAAACTCAGGCGCACGTTTTGTCCGACGACCAGCCCGTGCGCTGTTGCATTGACGGTGCAGACGTTGCTGGTGACGCTGTACGTCCCGGTAATTACCGCATCTTTGTAGTCATACACGGCCAATACCGGTGTTGTGCCTTGCGGTGTCACGGTGATGCTGGTGACGTCGATGAACTCCTTGCCGAAGTTCGCGATCGTCCCGTTGGTGTCCGTTGATACCGCTGACGTCATGTTGGCGTCGTTTTTCAGCTTGGCGTCACAGGTCACCGACATCGCGCTGATCTGGTAGAGGCCGGTGCCGGCACTGTCTGTGACAGTCAGTCGCACCTTCACGTACCGGAAGGCCGTCGCATAGATTTGCGTGCTGCCGGGGTTGTCCAGCCAGGTGACGCCGTCAGACGATGTGCTGATCGTGGTCGCCAGGTTTGGGCTGCCGGCGATCACCGTCGCGCTGGTGCCCACGGTGACGCGAGACGACGACAACACCGTGCCGAAGTCGAAGGTTTCCTCGTAGTAGCCAGACGCCGACGACGGCTGGATGAACAGCGGGTAGCCGGCGTTGACCTGGTCCTGTGGCGATGACCAGCTGTGGTTCGTGAAGTGCTGGGCCCAGGTCTCGGTCGTGTTGGCTGCCAGGATCAGGGCGCCGTTTTCGAGGTAGGCCGACGACTTCGTGCCGCTGAACGTGCTGTTGAACTGGCCGAAGAAGATGAAGTCAGGCGGCTGGGCTACGACGGCGCCGACGCTCGATGCGGCCGACACGTTGCCATCGGTGTCCACGGTGGCGATCCAGTAGGTGTAGTTGCCGCCCTGGGTTTCGTTGATGGTCGTGAACAGGCCGTCCTTGCGGCCGAAGTCGACGTCATAGGACGACCAGCTGGCGCCGCGACGCAGCAGGTAGTGGCTGATCGGCAGCGTGGTGACGGCAGGCTGGCCCCAGTACAGCATCACCGTGTTGTCGATGACCTGGGCCCGGAAGCTGGTCGGACTGTTGGGCAGCGACTTCGTGACGGTCTGCGGGGTGCCGCTGCTCAAGTTGCCGTTATTGTCGACCGTCTTGACGGTGAAGACCCGATCGCCGACCCAGTTGGCGGGCACCGTGATGCTGTTCGACTTGGCCACCACGGTGGTGCTGCCATAGCTGACCTGGTAGCCGTCCAGACCGTACTGCGGCGCCACATCGGTCCAGGACAGGGTGATGGTCGAACTGGTCGTGCTGGTCGCGTAGAAGGTCCAGCTGACCGACGCCACGTTCGGCACGGCCGAGGCTGTGAAGGTCGTCGTGCCGGATGTCGCGCTGTAGTTGCCGAAGCCATCGATGGCGCGGACGTAGTAGGTCGTGGCCACGCCAGGTGCAGGGGCGGCCACTGTGGCGGTCAGGGCGTCACCCTTGAACAGCAGGCCGGTGGTGGTCCCCCAGCCGCTGTCGGATGCGCGGACCTCGTACTGGGCCACGGCGAACTGGGTCGACAGCGGGCTTGCGTTGCGGGTCCAGGTCAGGACCAGCGCCTGGCCAGAAACCGCCGCAGCCACCCCAGCGACCTGCGATGGGGCCGACACCGTGAACGATGTCGTGGTCGATGCGCTGCTGTAGTTGCCCAGGAAGTCGATCGCGCGGACGTAGTAGGACTGAGCAGACCCAGCCGATGGTGGCGTCACGGGGCAGGTCAGCGACTTGCCGCTGAACAGGGCGCCGGTGCCACCCCATCCGCTGTCGCTGCTGCGGGCTTCGTAGCCGACGACGTCAGGGTCGGCGCTGGCGGTCCATGTCAGCTGCAGGCCGGTCGAATTGGCTGTCGCTGTCAGGCTGGATGGCTTGGCCGGTGCCGATGAATAGTTCACCGATGCCGTCGCCCAGGCGCCACGGCCCAGGTTGACGCCCGCCACGCGAACGTAGGCGCTGGCGTTGCGATTGGCGGCCCAGCGGTGGGTCGTGCCGTACTCGGTGGCCAAGGCCGACCAGGTGCTGCCACCGTCCCAGCTGATTTCGACCACGTAGTGATCGGCGCCAGGGGCCGAGTTCCAGTTCGCCACGTACTGCGGCGAGGCGCCGGTCACATCGATGCCGACCGACAGTCCGGACACCACGGGCAGCGGGTTCGTCTTGGGCAGTTCGCTGTAGGACAGCGCAGGCGCCGTCACGCCCGTGTCGGCGGTGTGGACCGAGGGGTCTTCGTTGACGGCTGTGATCTCGACCTGGTAGGGGCCGCGCGGCACCACCGACACCACACGGGCGGGCTGTCGCCAGGTGTCGGCATAACCGAAGGCGATGTGGGTGCGTTCCTCATCGACGCCGGTGTAGGGCGTGAAGCCGGGCGATGTGGCCAGCACCAGGATGTTGGCCGCCGCGCCTTGGGTGACCTGATAGGGGCCATCGATCGACCCGTCGCGTTTGCGCAGACCGACATAGTGGGTCTGGCCGGCCACCCAGGTCAGCTGCTCGTTGACGGTCAGGGTGCGGGTGCCGCTGTTCCAGGCCGTCACCTCGCCTACCTGACCCCAGGCGGGCATGTCGTGCTGGATGGCGATCAGGTCGCCGAAGGACGGAATGAAGCCTTCGCACTCGGTGCTGAACTTGATCACCTTGCGGCGGTACTGGTTCGCGGCAGCCTGATACAGCCCCTCGCGATAGGCTTGGGCGCGTTCGGTGATGCCCAGCAGGCTGATCTTAGCGGGGTTGTCGTTCGTGCCACCGGCCAGCGTGCAGGTGATCGTCGCCTGCTGCCAGGTGGCCTTGTCGAAATACGTCACCTGGACGCTGTCGGCGGTGATGCTGGTCGGCGTCATGTACTGCACCGACATGCTGTTCTGCACGATGTTGCGCATCGAGAACAGCGCCACGGGCACGCTGGCCGACTGATCGCGGGCCACGTGCAGGATGCCGCCTTGCATGTAGGGCTTCGTGCGGGCGACGGCGCCGATCTGCGTCAGGGCGTCCCACAGCGTGCTGGCGGTATCGAAGCGCACATCGAGGTAGTCGCCACGGGCCGCCAGCGTCTGGTCCAGCGCATAGAGCGCCGCCCAGTCGATGTTCGCCGCTGCGACGCTGCCGCCGTAGGTCGTGTTCATCGCAGCGTCAGCGATCGCCGCTGCCACCGAACGGGTGCCGGATACAGTCGAGGATGGGCCCGTCGCCGTGACGCCAGCAAGACGGCGCGTGCATGTCACATTGATCTGGCGGGCGGCCTGGTTCGACAGGTTGTTCGATGCCTGGGCCTTGACCGCCAGCATGGTGACGTTGCCATAGGCTGACTGGTCGGGCAGGTAGGCGCGCATGCCGGTCCAGTCGACTTCGTGACCGGCGCGGGTGCTGGTGTCCTTGACGTCGGTACGCTTGACGCGCACCTGGAAGCGGCCCAGGCCAAGACCGGCCGTCAGGCCCGCCACGCTGTACGTGAGTGTCCTGCGGATGGGTGTGGTGGTTGCGCCGGTGATCTGATAGGCATCGACGGCCGTGACCGTGCGGGTGCGGGTTTGCAGATAGGCACTGTCGCCGTCGTCATACCACTGATATTGCGCGGTGTCCGTGTCGCTCGGGATTGGAATCAAACCGGTGTAATAGTCGCTCGATGGCCAGTACGTCGTCGATGGCGCCGCCTGGTCCATCCAGACGGTGAACGTGTTTGCGGTCGTCGCTGTGATGACGCCGTAGTAGTACGTCCACACGCCGGGCATGTAGCCATATATTTTTTGCCCCACTGACAGCCCATGCGCGGTTTGCGTATAAACCGCAGAACGGCTGCCGGCCGTGGTTTGAATGCTGCCAGGGTACATCCACGTGCTGCCGCCATAGTATCCCCAGGCGGACCAGGCGCTGTAGAAGTCGTCGGCGGTCAGCACCTGCCAGCTGCCGACAGGGCTGCCGGACTGATCGACGGCCTGGGCCTCGACATGCACGTAGACGGATTTCGCGGACAGGCTGCCGTTGTCGTTGGCGTAGTAGAGGCCACGGGGACACACGAAGTCCAAGCCGATCGACAGGCAGTTTGTGCCGGCGATGTTCGACACGTAGGGGCCAAGCCAGTTGCTGACGATGGCGTTTCCGCTTGAGGTTGACGAAGCGCCGGCTGTTACCGTGAACGTGTCGGCCGTGGGCACACTGGCAATGGTATAGGTGCCATCGATCGCCGCGCCGCTGGTGAAATCAATGTAGACGCTTGTCCCGACCGACAGGCCGTGCGCCGTTGCCGTGACGGTGATCGTGTAGCCGCTTTTCGCGTATGTCGCAGCAAGGCTGCCCACTTCTTGCCCCGCGACTTCGGACGACGTTTCGACGTTCGACGGGAACAGATAATTTCGGCCGTTTGGACTGATAATCTGATAGGACACGTTGTCGAAGGCTGACACGGCGCTGTCGCCAATGTTTACCGCCTCGATGTCATAGTCGCCCTGCCCCACGCAGAACAGCTGGTACAGGTATTGCTCGTTGTTGATGTACTCGACATAGGGCTGGGCCGCGAAGTCGGGATACACCTTCATGCGGCCATACTGCACAGGGATGGCCTGGCCAAGTCGTGCGGCGTTGCCCTGCGCCTGGACGTTGTAGGTTGGGCTGGCTGTCGGGATGGATGAGGCCCCCAGCGCACCGGAACCGGCCGAGGGTGGTGGCGCCAGGGCGTTCACCAGCATCGATCCACCGACCATGATGAGGGCCTGGCCCACCGCCGTGGCCGTCGCACCAGAGAACCCGATCAAGCCACCGACTTCGGGCCCGAACTGAATCGACACCACGATGACCGCGATCATCAGAACGACTTGCAGCGGGTTCGACCCACCACCACCGCCACCTTGCGGCAGCATCACGATGGTCATGATCTGATCGCCGCTGACGGTCTGGTCCCAGTCCTTGCGCATCACGGGCTGGCCATCGACCAGCACGACGAACGGCTTGTCGGTCTTGGGGGTCAGCGCCTTGATGCACCGCTTGCGTCGGAACTCGCGCACCTCGCGGCCACGAAGCGGGTGGAAGGGGTCGTGAACGGTGATTACGTGCATCTCTTGTAGAACTCCATGCCATGCCAGCCGGCCGCGCGCATCGAACTGACGGTCTGGAAGACCACGCCCGTGCCCTCGATGCAGTGCAGCACACCGCCACCGTCTGCATCGACCCAGACGCCGACATGCGACGGGTGTTTTGATTGGGAAAGTAGAACGGCGTCGCCTTCCTGCGGCGTCGCCACATTATGCCAGCTTGACCGTTCTTCATGGCCCGAGAAGGCCCGCACACAGGCCATCTTGTTGCAGGCATCGACATCCACCGCCGGCACATCGCGGCCGAACTGCTCGCGCCAGACACGGCGCGCAAAGGCCCAGCAGTCGTGTTCGCCTGCCACCCAGGGGTCGCCGATGTATGCGACGGCCCAGTGCGTCATGGAACCAGGCCAGGGAAGCGTTCGGTGGTGTAGTTCTGGCCGGGGAACTTGCGGTTGACCAGGTCGCCGAAGGTGGCCGTGGCGGTCACCTTGAAGACGTCGGCCTGCATGTTGATGACGGAGAGCGTCATCGGCGGGTTGTTCTGCGGGCCCGTCAGGTCCGTCGACAGGAACAGGCGGTAGATCATCGTGATCGGCTGGTTGCTGGCGATGGCCAGTTCCAGGTTGGCCACGATGTCGCGGCTGACGTTGTCGATGGTCACCTGGCACTGCGGCACACCGGTGGCCGACACTTCGGGCGGCACGATGTCGAAGGCGAAGCCGACGAATGTCACATAGGTGCTGGCGTCGCGCGGTGCGCTGGCTTCCAGCTTGGCCGAGAGGTCCACGAAGTCGCGCACGACCCGGATGGGCTGCGTGAACGCCGGGTGGTAAATCTCCAGCGTGTGGTAGGCCACCACGTTGTCGGGCGCGGCGGCGTAGGCTTCCTTGAGCGCCTGCGATAGGGTGCTGTCAGGCATAGCGCACCTCTAGCTTGCCCTGCAGCTTCCAGATGACGGGCGATATCAGGGACGCCGCGAACGGCTCAGTGAAGCGCGCCGTGACCGCCGTCAGGCCGGACTTGCCGACCGGCAGGTTGATCGTGAACCACGACGTGCCGGATGCGCCGTCGCCGTAGAACCAGGTGCGGAAGGTCGCCATCTCGGCGTCGGTCAGTATCCACTCGACCTGCATGTGGTCGATCTGCGCCGTGGAGCGCAGCCGGGCCCGTGCGGTTCCCACCTCCATGTTGGTGCGCACCACCTGGTCCTGCGGTGCGAATTGATAGCCCGCCGACATCGGCGCTGGTAGTGTGCTTGGGAAGGTCGCCATTAGTATGCCCCTGCAGCGCGGTTCGCGCCGTATGTACGTTCAAGCGCCGATGTGACGGTGCCGGTGCCTCGCGTGATGTCGGACGCGATGGACGCCTTCACCTGCTCGATCATGACGTCGATGATGCGCGTGCCGTTGTTGTCGGTGCGCTCCTTGGTCGATGCCTTGGCGCTGGTGTTGTTGACCACATTCACGACGACGTTCGACCCTTTGGACCCGCCCTTCATCGCCACCGGGATGCTGCGGCCATCGGGTAGCGGAACGTAAGCCTCGGGCATGCTGCCTTCTCCGAAGATCGACAGCTGCGGGCTGGTGGCGATGCCGCCGTTCGCGTATTTCTTGAGCGCCATCGGGCCGGCGCTGGTCATCACGTTGCCATTCGCCGAGAACACGGCACCAGTGCCCGTTCCGGCGCTGTTGTTGACGGCTGTCGTGCCACCGCCAAACCAGCCGGAAAAGCCGCCCTTCATCGCCGCCGCCAAAGGCCCCGTGATGCTGGCCTGCACTTGCATGCGGATCAGATCGGTGATGATGCTGTCGGCCAGGCTGCTGAAGTCCAGCTTGCCGGTCTTGACGAAGTTGACCATCGCGTCTTCCATGCCCTTGAAGGCGTTCGAGAATAGCGTTTTCGCCTGGTTCGCGGCGTTGCTGACGTTCTCGACGTAGTCCTTGACCGCTGCCTTGGCGCCGCTGTCGAACGATTTTGCTTTCGCGTCGGCATAGTCGAGCGCCGCAGCGGTGGCCTCTTTCAGGACGTCGGCCTGCAGCTGGATTTCGTCGCGGAGTTCCTTGGCCTTGCCCTTCATCGCATCTTCGGCTTCCTTCTGGATGCGCAGGGCTTCGGTGTGTTTCTTGTACTCCAGGGTCGACATGTCGACGGCGTCGGCCTCGCCCCTGATCTGGTCGATGTGGGCGTTCTGGCTGCGGGTGAACTTATCCAGTTCGTCGCGGGATGCGCGCAGGAAGGCGGCACGCTCCCCCTCGGCCTTCAGTTCGGCCTGGGTGGCAGCCTGGGCCAGCGCGGCCTGCTCGTTGCGCATCTGCTGGACGCGGGCGCTCTGGTTGACGGCATCGGCCTGGCTGGTGACGGGTCGCTTCTTCTCGGCGGCGATCTCCTGGTCGATCAAGGCGATGCGCTCGGCGAAGGCTTGCTTCTCCAGGCTGATCTTGTCGGCGTTGTACTTTTCCTCGCCGATCAGGCCAGACCGGTACAGGTTCTCGTTGCGCTGGGCCTCCTGCTCAATGAGCGCCAGGCGGGCGTTGCTGGCGCCCTGCAGCTGGGCCATCTCCATGGCGATGTTGGCGCCACGCAGGGCGTTCGCCTTGCCGCTTTGCTCTTCCTCGATCTTCTGACGGGTCGCGGCCTCTTCCTTGGCCTTGGTCTCGGCCGTCTTATTGGCTGAATCAATCGTGCCCTGCAGCGCGTTGATCTGGTCGATCAGGACCTTCTTCTGGTCCTCGAAGGCTTGCTTGGCCGCCGGGTTGCCGTTGCCATAGGCTTTGATCAGGGCGCGGTTGTCCGGGCCCATCTGCTCCAAGGCAGCCAGCTGCGATTTGAGGCCATTCAGCTTGTCTTCGGGGCTGGCATCGCGGCCGACGTTCAGCATCGCATCCCAGGCGCTGCTGGCGGCATTCTTGACCGCGATCCAAGACTTCTCCAGGGTGCCGAGGTTGCGCTTGCGGCCATCGAGGGCGTCATCGAGGGCCTGCATCGTGGCCTTCATGGCTTCCTCGGTGTGGCCCATTTCCTCCAGCTGCTTGATGTGCTGGAACTGGGCAATGCTCAAGAAGTTGAACTGACGATTGTGTTCGGCGGCCCAGGCAGCGACGCCCTTCGACATCGCCGCGAAGTCCTTGACGACTTCGTCGCTGGTCTGGCCGGTCAGCTTCTGCAGTTTCGTCGTGGCCTCGGCCGCCAGGTCGAGGTTGTGGCCGACGAACTGACCACTCGACGCGAGGCCCGTCACCAGGTCGCGGGCGGTTCCGGCCGAGATGCCCTGCACATCGCGCAGGGTGCGGGCCATTTCCTCGATGTGCCCCGCCGTGTAGCCGGCAGCGCCACCCGTCAGCAGGATTTGTTTGTTCAGTTCGGCCGACTGCTGGGCGCCTTCGTAGGCAGCATAGCCGAAGGCAGCGAGGGCCGTCAGGCCGACGTTGAGGGGTGTCAGCATGCCGCCGATGTAGGTGCCCACGGCGCGCACCGCAGGACCGATGCCGCCGAACATGTCGCGCAGCTGACTGCCCTGCATGTAGAGCGCCTGCATCGGCGACTGGCCGGCGGCGATTGAACGCGCCAGGTCATCGAACTGCTTCGGGAGCCAGCGCATCTCCTGCTGGATTTGCTTCGCCGACATGGTGCCGGTGTCGCCCATCTTTTTCAGGCTGGCGGCCAACTGATCAACGGCTTGTTGGCCGGACACGTTGGCGCTGATGTTGAAGGCGACGTCTTGATTGAGGGCCATGTGCGTGTCAGTCCTTGGCGTTCAGAATATTCAGCGCGGCCACTTCCATGACCTGCAGATCGGCCAGCGTTTCTCGCTGGTTTTTGATGTCCTCAATTCTAAACAAGAACTCCACCGACTGATAGTTCATGCCGATGTAGGCGCCCATGCCGCCGACGACCCATTGCGTCTGCAGCTGCATGAACAGCTTCAGCACGGGCCAGTTGTCCTCGAAGACCTCGAAATCGTAGGTCGGGCTGTCCTGCTGCACCGCGTCGATGATCATGGAGGATGCCCCCATCACCGCCAGGTCGTCGGCCATCAGGTCCTGGACGCCACCCCTCGCCCAATGTCGGGCGGCGTCTTCTAGTTTTTTCGTTTGGCGCCGGTGAGGGACGACAGCCAGGCGTAGACCACGGCAGCGGCCACCAGGGGCACATCGAGCAGCTGGTCGCGGCCGCCTTCGGTGAAGGGCACAGCCTCGCCACGGCCATCGGTGACGCCAGCCCAGCCGGCCATCACTTCGCGCGCCAGGTCGACGTCGCTCGTTTTGCCGGTCTCGATGGCCTCGCGGATTTCGTTCATGCGGGTCTGGCTGACGCGCTTGAACTCGGCATCGAAGGTCTGGCGGTCAGTCTTGCCGCCATCGATCGGGAATTCGACCGTGACGGGCCAGGTGTAGGTGGTTTTCTGATCTAGTACGAACATGCTTCTTTTCCCCTTTTAAAAACAGCAGCGGCCGTGTGGGGCCGCTGTGTTGGTTTTTGGAATTCTCGCCGATTACAGGACGGTGATCTTGAATTCGTCGTTGCCGCTGCTGGAAGGCAGCGCGTTGTAGTTCGACTGCAGCATCTGGACGCCTTGGCTGTCCTGATAGGTCGGGTTCTGCAGGTTGATCGATGGCAGGTCGATCTGGACCTTGTTGCCGCCGGTCGTGCCGTGAACCAGAGACACAGCGCCGAGGGTGGCCTGCTGGCTGATCGTGAAGAAGTCCTTCGTCGCGATCGCCACAGCTTCGAACGTGACCTGGCCGGCCGCTTTGCGGTCGGTGATCTGCACGTAGCTGTTGCCGATGAGCGCGCGGAAGTCGACCTGGTTGCCCAGGTTGAAGCTGAAGGCTTCCAGCACGGGGCTGATCGAATAGAGGCTGAAGGTCGGTGTGTTGCTGCTGTTGGCCGCCAGAGGGGTTTGGAACGCGCTGTAGCTGACCGTGGGCAGGGCTGTGTCGCTGGGGGCGTTGTAGATGCCGATGAACTTGAACTTGAAGACAGGGATTTGCTTGGCGTTCAGGCTCAATTCGACGCTGCCGCGCGACCCGGTGACCTTGTGCAGGACGCCGTCGACGTTGAAGTAGATCGTGACGCTCTCGAAGCCGGCGCTGATGGGCGCATATTCGACCTTGGTGCCAGCGGTGACCGTCTCGGACATGCCGCAGGCACGCAACAGAGCGCCATAGCCAGGCACGGTGCCAGCGGAACCGGCGCCAGCGGCTTCGACCTCGAAGTCGAGTTCGACGTGGCTCGATGCGTTCAGCTGCTGGAAGTTGCCCAGGAAGGGACGCACCAGGTCACGCGACGCCAGTTCGGTCGACAGCGGCTGCACGTTCAAATTGCGAATGAGGATGGCATTCGCGCTGCCGGTCGGCGTGGGGTCGACGCCGTAGGTGGTTTCGATCTTGGCGAGGATTACTCGCTTACGGGTTAGCAAGGACATGGTCAGTCACCTTTGGGGTCGTCGGATTGGGGGGCAGCCGGTTCGACCGGCTGGGCGTCAGGAACGGGGAACGATGGGTCTTGCGTGCGCTCGACTAGGGTGCGTTCGCCGGTGTTGGGGTCGACGGTGTAGCTGCCACCGATGCCGTTGAATTGGTCCATGGGTTACCTCACAGGGTCGTCTGATCGGACAGACTGGTTTTGTAGATCACATTATATTCACAGGTGACGACGCCTGCGGGCTGATCGGCCTCGATCATGTCGAAGCTGATGCTGCCGGGCTGGACGTCCATCGCCAGGCCGCCGAGGGTGAGGTCGGCCATGATTTTCTGGTGCAGGCTGGCGACGATCGGGTCGGCCAGCTGATCAGGGACCACACCGCGCACGATGACCATGACGGCGACCGTCAGGGTCCAGTCGATGCGGGGGATGGTGGTCTGCGCGGCCTGGTCCTGGCGGGGCTCGACCACCAGCGCTGGGCTTTCACCACGCGCCAGAGGCTCGACCCGGCTGCGATAGACGCGACCGTTCACGCCGGCCGTGCTGGCCAGCTGGATGGCGATCTGCGCCAGGATGGCTTCGCGGCGGGTGGTCATGATTTGGTCAGGTAGATGATGGCGAAGACGCCGTCGTCCTGCAGGCGGGTTTCGCGGACGGTGTAGGCGACGCCGCCAATGGTCAGCGCATCGCCGTACTTCTTGCCGCCGAACTGATCGGCCCGAACCGTCACCTGGTAGTCGGTGGTCAGCACCATGCCGCCGGCGATGATCTCGCCAGGCATGTCCAGCACACCCTTGCCGGTCACCGTGCCATCGGACACGGCGACACCGAAGTCGTTCAGGAAGAGGTCGGGCGCCTCAGTGATCATTTTGCAGCGTCGCTGGTGTCGCTGTCGGCCTTGGCCTTTTTCGGCGCAGCCTTCTCGGCCGCCTCGATGGCATGGGCCCAGTTCGCGGCCTCGGCGTCATCCAGTTCGATGACGTCGCCGCCGTGGAAGAAGTCACGCCCCTGCTTGATCGTGAATTGGTCGCGTACCTTGTATTTCATATCGCCTCGCGGTCAGTGATTAAGCAAAGGGGCCGCTTGCGCAGCCCCTTCACTCAAGCACCGATTAAGGTGTCAAGGCGTCAGTCATTGCAGAGAACGACTTCACGTGGCGGGCACCGATGTCGACAGACTGCAAGGCGCGGATGTCGATGGAGCCGTTGTTGTAGCCAGCGCCGTAGGGGTTTGGCAGGATCTCCAAGACGCCCCACTCGCCGATGAACAACTCGGACCAGTCGCCGAACACGACAGTCGAGCAGTTGCCAGACGATGTGCCCTTGGTGCCAGTGCTGGACACTTGGTTCGAACGGGCCACGGTGTAGCCGTTGATCTCGCCAGGGGTGCCAGAACGCTGACCGATGGGGCTGTCCGTCCAGAGGTACTGACCAGTGGTCGACTTCAAGCCCTTGAGGCTGCCGATGACCTTGGCGTTGGTCAGGTAGGCGAGCGCGTCTTCGGGCGCGTTGGCGGCCGTCACAGCGGTTTCGAGGGCGATCAGGTGATCGATGGTGATGTTTGCACCGTTGGTGCCACCCACCACAGAGCCGATGCCGCTGGTGTTCAAGATGCCAGTGGGCTGGCCGCTGGAACCCGTGCCGCTGATCGCTGCCAAGTCGATGCCGAGGGCCAACACTTGAGCGAGGTCGTTGCGAACAACCATCTCGATGTCGGGTGTCGACTGCATCATCATGTTGCGAGTGATCTGGCTGCGTGCGCCGATCGTCTTGGGCGACAAGGTGATCTTGTCGAATGCGGCTTCGGCTTCGGTCACGTCAGCGCCTTCCGACACCCAGTAGGTGGCGGTCTGTGCAGTCTGGCGAGGGATGTCCACGTTGCCGACCAAACCGGTCAACATGCGGGCGCCCAACTGGACCACGCGGGCCTTGTTGCGCAACACTTCGATGAACTCGGAAGCGAGCAGGTTGGTGGCCACCAAGGTGCCGCCAGTCGTGCCAGAACCGGCTGTGCCGACAGCGTAGGCGCTGCTGGAAGCATTACGCATGCTGATGTTCATCGGCATGAAGAAGCCGGCGCTTTCCTTGCCAGTGCGCTTGGCGATGGCTTCGGAACACTCACGCTCGAAACCGGCGTCTTTCCAGTTGCCAGTGACTTGGGCGCGGAGTGCGCGGACCAGGCTGTAGTCGCGCTTTTCTTTCTCGGTCATGGGGAGGTCAGCAGCGCCTTCGGCCACAGGGGCCTTGGTGCCGATCTTCTCCAGGAAGGCAGCGCGGGCTTCGTCGATAGACTTGCCGCTGTCGACCAGGCTGCGGGCCAGGTCTTCGTTGCCGAACTTCGCGCCGAGAGCGCTGATGGTGGCGATACGGGCGCGTTCGGCTGCAACAGCCTCGCCGCGCACGGTCTCGATGTTCACGGCTGGTGCAGCCGCAGTGGTTTCTTGCGTCATAGTGACCTCGTCAGGTTTTGCTGCGGCTGCAGCGGGTTGATGATCGCGACGCACGATGACGTCGCGCTCTTCCACGGCCTCTGCCCGACCGACACCGACGGACGGGTCGGCCGGGACAGAAACCAGTGAAATTTCGAAGGGCGTCCAGGAGGTCGCCACATAGGTGGGCATGTCGGACTTGGCGTCCTGCACGTCCATCTCGTTGATGCGGTAGCCGAACGACACGTTGCGCATGATCTTGTCGTTGACCATGCCCATGACTTCGTTCGCCATCGGGGTGTCGGCGAAGCGCACCGTGGCGGTGCCGCGCTTCGCTTTGCTGTCGATGCTGGCCTTCTCCACGACGCCGATGATGTCGTCCATGTTGTGGTTGAACAGCAAAGGAGCGCCGTCATTGAGGCGGGACAGGTCGGCCGCGCCAGCGGCGTGCGACAGCACCTCGTTGCCGAACCAGCGCTCGACCGGCAGTTCGCTCGAAAACGACATCGTCATCGTGCGGCTGCCGGCATCGACCACCAGGTCATCGCCGGTCAGGGCGCGCACCATCTGCGGCAGCTTGAAGCGCACCTGGCCATCGGCCTCGATGAATTCGGGGGTCCGCTTCTCGACGGGTGCCGCTGGCGGCTTGGCCTGCCAGGGCAAGGAATGTGCTTGCTGTGTCATGGGCTTATTGTAGACGTTCGACCTTGTAGATGGTGCGGTCAATGAGGGCGACCACTTCATCGATCAGGTTCTGGATTTCACTATCCTGGACGACGTCTTTGCGGGTTTCCGCGACGAAGGCGTTCAGGGACTTCAGGAAGTCCAGCGCATCGCTGGGCGTGCCATTCTGGCCGGGGTTGGCGTAGCCTTCGGCGTAAGGCGTGATGATGCCGTACTTGCCCTGCCAGCACTCGGCGATCTCGTCAGCGGCATCGATGACGTCGTGGTAGAAGTCGTTGAGCGCCGAGTGACGCGCGAAGCTGCCGGGGCCCACGGCCTGCAGATGCAGAACATGGGCGGCGGTGCCGGCGTGAAACAGCGTCAAGATCAAAGATGCGATCGGGTCCATCGAGTTCGATTATCTGCCCTCGGGGCTTTATTGGTCAAATTCAATGCCGTGATTTTACAGGTTCTGCGATGACGTCTCGGTAGGTTCGTCGGCATCGCTGTCGTCGGCCGGCGCCGCAGCGGCGTCGGTCGCGGCATCACCGGGGGCGGCTTCCTCGGCAGCGGCGGCGGGCGCCGGTGCGGGTTGCGTCTGGCCCTTGTCGTTGACCTGCGCGGCGTCGGTGTCGAACACCAGGCCGAGGGCTTCGGCCATCTCGACCTCGCGCTGGCGCTGCATCAGCAGGTCTTCGATGTCGCAGCCGGTCTGCGCCACGACTTCGGACTGGGTCATGAACCCGCAGCGGACGGCTTCCTTGTAGGCGGCCACTTCCTTCGCAGGGTCGACCCACGACCAGCCGCGCGGCATCCAGCGGACGGCACGGTAGGCGTCGGGGTTGATCTCGTAGTTCGGCAGGTCGAGCGCGCCGGACAGCACGGCCATGTCCAGCCAGGTCTCGAAGACCTTCTGGTGGAAGTTCTTGATCATCCACTGCTGGAGCGAGCGCCAGTTGTCGCGGTCATCGAGCAGCGCCAGGCGGCTCGAGGAATAGTTCGACTGGCTGTAGTCCTTCGACAGGGTCTCGTAGCTGACCCCGACACCGGCGGCGACGGCGCGCAGCTGGGCGCGCACGAAGGGGTCGTACTGGCCACCGGGGCGGGTCGGCGTGAACGCCGTGAACGTCTCGCCAGGGCCGAGGGCTTCGATCTTGCCGGGCTCGAAGTTGCTGACGCGCTGGCCATCCTGGACGCCGTCGTCCTGCAATTCGCCATCGGGGGTATTGATGAAGCCCATGATCGAAGCGGACGCGCGGGCGGCCACGACTTCGGCTTCCTCGAAGCCAGCGACCTGGTGCATGCGACGCAAGGCCGAGGCGAACCATGGCACGCCACGGGTCTGGCCGGGACGCTCATGCTTGTAGAGGTGGATGATCTCTTCGGCGTCGACGCGCTTGTATTTCGACAGTTCGACGGTTTTGAAGAGGTAGTCGCCGGGATGGTAGGGATAGAACCAGTAGGCGACGGGGCGGCCCCACTCGTCCTTCTCGACCCCCATGCGGATGATGTTGCCGTTGTCGGCGGTGCCGTTGCGCTCGTCCTGCAGCTGGTCGCTTTCGATCACTTCGAGCGCCATGGGCACGGGGCTGGTGCCGAACGCCTTGCCCTTGACGATGCGGACCAGGACTTCGCCGTTCTCGGCGCAGCTGCTGATCAGCAGGCGCTCGATGTCGCTGAAGTTCAAGAGGCCCGCCGTGTGGCAGTTGCTGGCCTTGCACCACTGGGACCAGGCGTCTTCGATCGCCTCGTTGAGGTCCTGGTTCAGCACCTTGCCGTTGCGCTGGCGCTGCATCTTGACCTGCATCTGCATGCCGATGCCGGTGCCGATGACGTTGTTCTGGATGGCGCGCAGCGCGTTCTTGACCCAGTCGTTGTCACGGGCCAGCTGGCGGGTGCGGTTGCGCAGGACGCGCAGGCTGCTGCGGATTTCGCTATCCTGGCTGGTGCCGATGGAGGCATTCCAGTCGCTGGTCAGACGGTTGAACACCGCGCCACCGAACATGCGCTTGGCGGCGGGTTTTTTGGATTTGCTGCCGAATGGCCAGAGTTTCATGGTTGCCCCTTAGAAGCGCACATACATTTGGCGCGGATTGCCCAGGCCCTGGGCGATTTTCTGCGCCTGGCGCTCACGCTGCACGATGGTGTTGTAGCGCGACTGCATGGCGATCAAGTCTTTCATGGGGGTCTTCTTCAGGGACCGGTTCCCGATGGTGTATTCCTCGGCCGTGCCGCCATTGAGGCGCGCGCTGATCTCGGCGTTGATCGCGTCCAAGGCTTTCTCGTTGTCGCTGCGGCCATCGAAATCGGCCGGACTACCGGAAAAAGCGAGGTCGGCGATGATCTTGATCGTGCCAGTGCCCAGCGTGATGCGCTGGCTGCCGTTCGAAACGCTGGCCTGCCAGTAAAAGACACCGGGCGTCAGAGGCGCCGAGTCAGCGCTGGCGATCGAGGTTTTCCAGCCGGGGCCATTGGCCACGCCGGTCAGGTTGAGCGCCTGGGTGCCGGCGCGCAGGTAGTAATGCAGGGTCCAGACGTCGCTCGACAGGACGTTGCCCAGATTGTCATGGGCGGCGTCGTCCTGCCAGGTGATGCTATCGCCAGCGGAAAGTTGTCCGGGGATGTTCATGCTTTACCAGTTCGTGACAAATGATGGGCGCTTCTTCGGAATTATAGGCTTGGGCTTGGACTGCGGCAATTCCTGCGAATTCTCGGGTTTTACTTTTAGCGCACGCTCGAACTGGTCCCAGATGGTGCGGCGGTTGTAGCGCAGGTAGAGCGACTGCAGCGCGGCGTAGGCGTAGACCGCCGTGTCGAGCGCTTCGTTGCGCGCGCCCGACTTCTTGGTCCATTCGCGCACCGGGAAGCCCTTCACGTATTTGGTGATCTGCTTTTCGGCGGTCAGCTGCTCGTAAAACTCCAGCGGCAGTTCGCTGTGGAAGTGGACATACCCAGGGCCGGGCTCGTTGTGCTTCAGGCGCGCGTAGATCACCGACTTGATGGTGTCGACGCCGACCGGCCAGACCTCGGCCGACGACTTGAGGATGCGGCCCTTCCAGTTCAGGTCGACCCGCGCCGGCTTGCTGATCGCCGGCTTGTTGCGCTGCGACTGGCCCTTGATCGCCATGATGATCGGCCGGTCATTGCCGTGACCCCAGGTGCGGCGGTCGCGGGCGTAAGCGTAGACGTCATGGGTGTGGTGGCCACCGCTGTCGATGCAGGCGGCACAGATCGCCAGCGGCTCGGCCAGTTCGTGATCGACGGGCGCCAGCAGCAGGTCGTCCAGCTGGGCCCAGACTTCGGGGCGCGCCGGGTCGCCGTAGATCTCCTGGTGGGCGACCGTCCAGCATTCCTCGTCACGGCCCCAGCCGTAGAGCGACACCGCCAGGCGGTTGTCCTGCACGTCGACGCCAGCGGTGACGGCCAGCACACGGGCGGGCAGCACCTTGGGGTCGTAGAACTCGGCGCGGGTCTGCAGTCCTTCGGCGCCGATCTTGGCGCTGAATTCTTCTTCCCAGGTCTCGCCGAGGACCGTGTTGACCCAGCCCTTGAGCAGGGGCGCGTCGTTCTTGGCGGCGATGAACTCTTCCACGATGGCCGCCCACGACTTCCAGCCCAGCGGGCTGTAGAGCGACGACAGGTGGAAGCCGGCGGTGCGGCCGTTGCCTTCGGCGGTCGGGCGCCACTCGCCCTTGGTCAGCATGTCGGTCTTGTGGTGTTCATCGATCAGGGTGCCGCAGTCCTCGCAGACATAGGCCGCCGTTTTCGGGTCGTCGTTCGACCACTTGATCTGCGCCCAGCGCAGCCACTGCATGTGGCCGCAGTGCGGGCACGGCACGAAGTAGCGGCGCTGGTCGCTGTTGTTGAACTCGCGCTCGATGCGGCTGACGTCCTTCACGGTGGGCGTCGAACACATGAAAATCTTGCGCCGCGCGAAGGTCGTGGTGCGTCGGATGGCCAGGATGACCGGGTCCCCTTCCCCGTCGACGTCGACCGGGAAGCCGTCGACCTCATCGAGGAACAGGTAGCGGACCGGCATCGAGCGCAGGCCGACCGCGCTGTTGGCGCCGGTGATGACCAGGACGCCGCCGAGGAATTCCTTCACCAGCTGTGTGTTGCCGCTGTCCCGCGATCGCGGGTCGGCGATGCGCTCCTTGAGACGGGGGGTTTCCTCGAACATGGGCGCCAGGCGCTGCTTGGAAAACCGCTTCGCCGTGTCGGTCGTCGGCTGGACCAGCATCATCGGGCCCGGCGCGTGATCGATGATGAAGCCGGTCCAGTTGTTGCCGGTCTCGGACTTCCCCACCTGGGCGCCGGCCATGAACACCACGGTCTCGACCGGGCTGTGCGGCGACAGTTCGTCCATGATTTCGCGCAGGTAGGGCGTGCGGTCGGTGCGCCAGCGGCCCGGCTCCGATGACGCCTTCTGCGACAGCATGCGATGCTCGTCGGCCCACTCGCTGACCGTGAAGTCGGGGTCCGGCATCAGGCCAGCCTGGAAAGCTTGCAGGTAGAGGAAGGCGCCGTCACTGGTCATGATCGGCCCCCAGTGCGGCTTCGAGCGCCTTGCGAATTTCCAGGGTCAGCTTGCGGTGGATGGTGAAGGCGTCGCTGTCGGCGGCCAGTTCAGCCGATACCCGGTCGGGGATGTTCAGCAGGCCGTCGCGCACCATGCGGGCGACGCGAAACGCCTCTTTTTTGACGGCGTCGGCCTTGACCAGGACCGCGCTTTTTTCTTCGTATTCGAGTTTCGCCAGGCGCGCCAGGTAGGCTTCCTTGATGGCGCGCGACTGCGCGAACGTCGCCGCAGCCCCGCCACCGGCGCCCCGATCATCGGCCGGTGGCGTGCTGGGGGCCTCGATCTCGGGGGCGGGCGCCTCGGCCCGCTTGCCGCCATGGGTCGGATGGGTCGACTGCGCCCATTCCGTCGCCGCGATGGCGGGGTCGATCTTTGGCCGCCCCTTCTCGTCATGGACCACCGACTTCACCAGTCGGCCCGATGCAATGGCCTTGCGCACGGCCTCGCCGGATACACCTCGCATCCGGCCAAATTCACGCAGACTGACGGTCGCCATATCGGTCAGGCGACGGCGGCTGCCGCATTGTCGTTGGAGGCGCGACGCCCGAACGGCTCACCGGTGCCCATGAGGGTCGCCGTCTTGCCGGTGAACTCCTGCCAGCGCTGGACAATGACGTCGCAGTACTTGGGGTCGAGTTCCATGAGGCGCGCCGACCGGCCGGTGCTTTCGCAGGCGATCAGGGTCGACCCGCTGCCACCGAACAGGTCGACCACCACGGCGCCGGGGTCGCTGCTGTTTTCCAGCGCGCGCTCGATCAGCTGCACCGGCTTCGTCATCGGGTGCAGTTCGGACACCTTCGGGCGGGGGATGTGCCAGACGTCGGACTGGGTGCGGTCCTCGACCGGACGCAGGCGGGCGGCGCCGCCATTCCACCCGTACCAGATCGGCTCATACTGCGCGTGGTAGTCCTTGCGCGTCAGCACGAACTGGTCCTTGACCCAGACGATGGTGCTGGACCAGTGAAACCCGGCCTCGCGCAGGCTACCGTCGACCGTGGGCCATTCGTTGGCGCCCATCACCACATAGACCGGGGCACCGGGGCGCGTCACCATGGACAGCGAACCGGCGAAGTCGGCGACGAACGCCTGCCAGCTGTCGGCGTCCTGGTTATCGTTCAGGATGGCGCGGCCCTTACGGCGGCCGTTGTCCCCGTAGGCGATATTCCACGGCGGGTCGGTGAACGCCATGGCGCAGATCGCCAGGTCAGCCTGGCCGTTGCCCATCAGCACGCCGGTGGCGTCGGGCTGCAGGCTGTCGCCGCACATGAGCCGGTGGCGGCCCATCACCCACACATCGCCAGGGCGCGTGACCGGATGCACCGGGACGGCCGGCACTTCGTCTGCCTCGCTGGTGCCGCCCTCGTCGTCATCGATGCGGGGCAGCAGGTCGGCCAGTTCCTCGTCGCTGAAGCCGGTCAGCGCCAGATCGAAGCCATCATCCTGCAGGCGGGCCAGTTCCTCGGCCAGCAACGCATCGTCCCATCCGGCATTGAGCGCCAGCTTGTTGTCGGCAATGATGTAGGCGCGGCGCTGGTCCTCGGTCAGGTGGTCCAGCACGATGACCGGCACGTCTTGGAAATTCAGTTTTTTTGCGGCCAATAACCGGCCATGACCGGCGATTATGCCGTCCGTACCGTCCACCAAGATCGGATTAGTGAACCCGAAGGCTTGAATAGACGCTGCGATCTGGTCGATTTGCTCGTCGCTGTGCGTGCGGGCATTTTTTGCATATGGCTGCAGTCGGTCCACCGGCCACAGTTCGATGCGCTCGGCCATTTTGGCAATGCTGGTTGTCAACGTGCTTCCCCGTGAATATGCGTGTATTTTGACGGGAAATTGTAGTCTGGACCTCTATTCGTTGGCAACCAAGTTGACAACCTGTCACTAGAGTTTCATCGCGGTCGCGCGTGACCCGCGATGCCCACCCCCTGGGGAGGACCCGAGAATTTTTAACCTTACCCAGGGACGGCCGTCAGCGGGCCGTGCGCATTGCGTACTCGATGGCTGCCCGCAGGTTCCTATCGAACGACACGGTCGCCACCTTCTGGCCGATCTCATGCAGGCCGAGGCGTGGGTTCACCTTCGTGCTGGGCTTCAGTTCGTAGAGCAGCTGCACGCCAGCGCGCTTGCCACGGCTGAAGCGCTTGGCCAGGTACTGCCGGCCATCGGTCGCCTTGATGACGAAGGCCCGGTCGCCGAGGTTGGCGGGCAGGTCTGCCTTGGCGATGATGCCCGTCTTCGTGCGTCGCACGGCAGGCATTGGCACTGCGACATTCCGGCCACCAGCCTGCATCGGTGTCTTGATGCCGCCGAATTCCTGGCGCGCCATGAACGATGCGTCGCGGCTGTAGACGGTGGCGGTCAGGTCGGTCTTACGGGCGGCGGTGATGCGGATGCCTTGCACAATCCACTGGCGTCGCAGGATGAAGCGCTTGGGCATGTCGGACTGCACCGCTGCCTGCACATCCTTGGCCGTCATCGTCAGGGCTTTGGCGATGGCGAAGGGGGCCTGGTTGGCGCTGAACGCATCCAGCATGCCAGCCATCTTGTCCAAGTCGACGTTGACGGTGAAGTTCATCATGGTCCGATTATCCCCTCGCATGACGCCATGTACACCATGACGCCCATGACGCTGTTTTCCTATACGTGCCTCGCACGCGCTCGCCCCCTGTTTCCTCTCTTTTTCTCATATATGTGTATATAGGTGTACATGGTGTACATGGTGTCATAAAGCCAGTGTTCATGCGGGTTTCGGGCATGACACCCCCATGACGCCCATGTACACCTCACCAGGAATTCGTGATTTTGGGCGGTGCCAGCAGCACGCGCCCCTTATACGTGCGCTTTCCCTGGTCGCCGTTTTTCTGCCGGATGAAGGTCGCCGCTTTGTTGACGTCGGGCACGGTTGGCTTGTCCATGCCGACCTCGATCAGGATGTCGGTGGCCGATCTCCAGGTCCAGGTCATGGGTGGTGACTTCCAATCGAGGCGGCTTTCCAGTCGCTCCTGCACCGGGTCGATGACCGTGTATTCCTCGTTCGACTTGTTCAGCTTGTCCATCTCGTCGGGCTGCAAATAATAGGGCTCGCCGCTGTTGTATAAAAACAACACTTCAGCCCAGATTTGCTGCATGTTTAGTTTGTGGCTGTGGTCAATCCACTTGGCCTCGATCGTCCAGTAGCGCCGGTTTCCGGTCGCGTCGTGCAGAAATTGCTTCGGGTTGACCGATGCGAAGAACACCGTGCGCCGGGCAAAGTGGCTTTCCTTGCGGGCGAAGGGTCGACGCAGGACGTCGGACTGGTTCGTGATGAAGGACTTCAGCGCGGCGATGTCGGACTTGCGGAAGGTCGCGTCCAGTTCACCCAGTTCGACCAGCCAGAAGCTGCAGACCTGCTTGACGCTGTCCTTGTCGTGCGGCTGCAGCAGCATGCCGTCCTTGAGCAGGCCCAGGTCCTCGGGCACCAGCGACTTGAACCACTTGGTCTTGCCGAGGTACTGGCTGCCCTGCAAGGTCAGCACGCCATGGGCGCTGACGCCGTCGTGACGGAATGCCGCAGCCACCGCGCTGATCATCCAGCGCTTGATCAGCACCTCCTTGAGTGCCTGGTCTTCGGCCTCGATCGTGTCGTAGAGGTCCTGCAGCCGGCTGACGCCGTCCCAGGGTTTGGACTGTATCCAGTTGATGACGGGGTTGTGAAGGTTCTGGTCGGCCAGGTAGGTCACGTAGTCGCCCAGCGCGCCGGTCGGGTAGCGGAAGCGCACGCACTCGCTGCGCAGCCACGCGAGGCTGGCGTTGGCGGCGTTGTCGACGCTGAACGCCTTGCCGGGAATGAGGATTTCGTCTTCTTTCTTGATGACGTTGTAGCGGATGGTGACGCCAAGGCGGCGCGTGATCTCGGCCAGGTTCTCGATGATGTCCATGGGCTTGCCGCGACCGTCGCAGATCGGCAGCGGGGCGTAGTAGTCCACCAGGGCCTTGTTGTCGTTGGCCACCACCACGGGCGCCGTGACGACGTTGGCCACGGCCTCGATGCCATGTTCCAGCATCATGTCGTTGAAGTCCCCTGCTTCGGGTGCGATCACCGTGGCCTGGACGGCCTGGGCGGCTTTGTGTGCCTTGGTCATGCCGGGGTTGCCCGGCGTGTTGACGTCGTTGTCGGCGCAGATGCGGATTTCGACATCGGGGAACCGTTCGCGCACGGCCTTGGCCACAGGCTCCAGGTTGCCGGCATTGAAGGCGATGGCCACAGCGTCGCCGGTTGCCTGGTGGATGCTGGCCGCCGTCGCATAGCCCTCGGCCACGTGCATGACGCCGTTCAACTTGCCGATGCCAGCGAAGTGGCCAGCGATGGCCCCACCGGTCAGGAAGCGCTTATTCCCCTCGCCGTCGATGAACTGCAGGCTGTGGATGGTGCCGGTCATGTCCTTGATGGGCACCACCAGCGCGTCGCGGGACTGCTTCAGGCCGTAGGCTTTCACGCCCTTGCGGACCAGGTAGGGGTGGTTATCGTTGGCCGGTTCCGAGCTGTCCCAGATGCGCTGGGCTTTGTCGCGGGCTTCCTGCCGCACCCTGGCCTGTTCGGCCTCGCGTTCGCGCTTGGCTTGCTCGATCGCCTTGCGATGCGCCTTGCGTTCCTCGACCGTCAGTTCCTCGCGGGCCTCGGACTGCCAAGTGTGTTCGACGCCTTGGCGCCAGTCACCGAAGATGCCGCCGCGCATGTCATGGAACATCATGCAATAGCCGGCGGTGTCGGTGCGTTTCCCGTTCACGCTGAACCGATGCCACTTGCCCGGCACGACTTCAGACGGCGGCTCAAATCCGGCGGCGCGTATTGCGTCGCGGAAGGCGTCCACGTTGTCCATTATTTCCCCTGTTCGTGTTTTTCTTGCAGATACTTCATTGCCAGTGCGACGGATGTGGGCACATCGATGCGGCCCGACTTCCAGTTGCATAGTGTCGTCTCAGCCACGCCGAGTTTGCGGCGCAGCTGGGCATTGGTCAGGTTCATCGCCCGCTGGGCGGTGCGGAGTTCGGCGCCGGTCATGGCTGTCCCTCCCAGCGCAGTGCGTCATAGCGGCCAATAAACACGAACCAGGCTGTGCGAAGGCGATGGATTACGCGAAATCCTGGGTAAGCCATAGGACGGGCACAAACGTGACGGCCATCTGGCAAACCCGTGCTGACATCCCAGCGGCTTAGTTGGTCCGCGCTCCAGACATCCGGCGCTCTCATGCCGCCACCTCAATCCGTCGCGCCTTGCCGTGCTTGATCGTCTTCACCACCAGGTCAATGGCTTGTTCCATCTGTCGCACCGTCGCCGTCTCCAACTGGGCGTCGTGGATGTCCATCGCCAAGTTGATCGCCTTCATCTCCAGGCCGGTCAGGATGAAGCGGCCGGAGGTCAGCCCGCGCACTGACATTGCGTGCAGGCAGTCGAGCGCGTGTCGCACTTCAGTGCGCCAGTCGCTGCCGATGCCCATGATGCAGAACGCCTCGGTCATGTTCAGCGCGGCGATCAGCACATCGATGTCGTCGCGTTCAGCCTTGCCCTGCACCACGGCAGCCAGTGCGGCGTGGTTCTTGATCTTCAGCGCGATGCCGGCATCCTCGACCTGGTCGACGCGATGCATGCCCGACACCACATAGGCGACCGTATCCAGTCGCACGCCCTTGGGGCGGTATTTGCTTCGTTTTCTCATTTCCTCCCCTTCATCCACTCACTAAAAAAGATCGCCACCAGCGCGACGCCGAAGGCAGCTGGTGCCAGGAAGATCAGCGCCAGCAAGGTCAAAAGCGATTTGAGTTCTTCGCTCATAGCAGCCTTTCAGTACCGTTCGAACCAGCATGGTGGTTCGTTGTTCAGCCAATACTCATTCCGCACAAATCTGAAGCGCGGGCGATCAGGGCCAATCTGCAAGTGCCAGGTTCCGAAGCGCCAGTTAATCCATAAATTACTCATAGCAGCCCCTTGGCACGCAGTTCCTCGACCTCGCGTTCGAGGCGGTCATTGCGGGCACGCAGCAGGCGGTTCTCGGTCTCCAGTTCCTCGATGGCCTCGCTGCAGTCGGGCTGCTTGGCCTCGCTGGGTTTGATCAGTCGGTGTGGCACTGACAGGCCGATTGGTTTGCGGTTCATGGCTCCCCCCGTTCGATCTTCTCCATCCACCCACACACATCGCAATGCCAGTGCAGGTGTGTGCCTGTGATTGACATTTCGGTGTTGCACCGTGGGCAGTCTTTGGTGTCTTCGTTTTCGGCCTCGACCGCTTCTGCGATCTGGCGCTTGCGGCAACCGAAGATGCGTTCCCAGTTGTCCTGGTAGCCCTCGCCAGGTCGGCGGGCGCTTCCCTTGCCTCCGTCGCTGTGTGTCATTGGTGTTTCTCCCGATATGTTTTCTCTGCAACCTCGATGGCGATCTGCCGCACGTTCTTCAGCAGTTCGCGCAGGTCGCGGATGATGTTGGCCTGTAGCGCGATCTCCATCTTCATGGCTTCGATCTCAGGGTTCGCGTCGAAGCTGTCGATGATCACGCCCTCGTTGTTGCGCACCAGGCGCACGTAGTCGATGTTGGTCATGGCATTAACTCGCTCTCGATGATCTTCATTAGACGAATGGCGACCTCGCCGTCTTTGCCGTTGTCCTCTGCCGCCGCTTTCAGCCAGCGCCAGCACAGTTCATCGATGAGTGATTCGTCGTCGCACTCAGCTGCGATGCGCTTGAATTTCTCGAGGCTCATTTTTGCCCCTTGCTCACCAGCAGCGTGCGCACCACGCGCTTGGCGGGTGTCTCCAGAACGGGTTCGGGCTCGACGTACTGTTCGCGGGCGGCGAGTGGCTGCCAGCCGAAGCGGCGCCAGGTCTCGCGGACGTCGGTCTGCGCGCTGTTGCGGTATTTAAAGTCAGGGTGCGTGATGTGCAGGGTCGGTTTTGCCATTTGGGATAACTCCTTGAATGAACCCGTCGGTGTCGGGCGAAAAGTAGACGTTCGGATGGATGCAGCGCTTCTCGGCGATCATCTTGGCCTGGTACTCATGCGTGCAGTCGGTGCAGATGCCGTTGTCGAAGATGCCGCCGGTGATGCGTGCTGACTTCATCCACATGATGAACTGCTGGCGGCTGCTGAAGCACAGCGGGGTCGCAGGTTCTGGCTTCATTGCTTGCCCCGTGCGATGCGCACCGATGCGTGCATGCAGTGGTTGCCCATGGCCAGCGGCGTCTTGGGTCGCGTCTCGATGGTCAGGACCACGCCTTCGCGCTTGGCTTCTTGGATCAGCGCCAGGGCTTTGGCGTAGATCACGTTGGCAGCTGCTTGGTTCATGCCTTGGCCTTTCGGTCGGCCATCACGGCATCAGCGATGCGACCGGCGATGGACGCGATCTCAGGCGCGAAGTGTTCGGCTGCCTTCAGCTTGCCGGCTGGGTCGGGATAGGCGGCCATCACGCCCTGGGTGATGCCGGTCAGGGTCGACATCATGAACATGTCGCGGGCTGTGAGGTGGTTGGGGTCGTGTTTCATGGGGTCACCTTGATTTCGGCTTTGATGGATGTGATCAGACGATCGCAAATTTCGCGTGTGCGGCGTCGTTCACCGCCGAGGGCGGCGTCGTCCATGGCAGTGCCACAGATGCGCTCGGCTTCGTGCAGTTGATCGTAGAGGGCGGATTTCTCGGACGACATGGACAGGTTGATGACCGTCACTAGGCCGACCAGCACCAGGATGATGATGCCGAGGGTTTTCATGCGGCCTCGCCTGGTTCGTAGGTGATGGCCAGCAGGTTCTTGATCTCGTTCTCGATCTCGCTGGCCTTGACCTCGGCTTCAGCGCGGATTTTCTGCGCCTGCCGCTTCAGAGTTGCCACCTGATTGTTGACGATGGACGCTCTGTCGGTGGTCAGCAGGACGTCGATCTCAGCGGTGCCGACCTTCATCCAGCCCATGTCACTCATGTCGTTGTCGGTTTTGGTGTAGAAGAAGTCGCCAGGTTTGTCGGTGGTGTTCAGCTTCTCCACATCCCAACTGCTGGTTCCAGTCAGCCACACGGTCGCTTGGCCTTTGATGCGTCGGGTCATGCCACAGCCCTCCACACATGCACATCGAGGGCGACCACGATCAGCGCGATGACGGCCACCGCATAAAGGACTTTGTTCAATACGAAGATTTCGTCGTTTTCCATTTGCTTCACTCCTGAAGTTGCTGCACTTGTTGTGCAGTGCTGTGAATATTACTGCAATACTTGCAGTATTTCGTAGGGATAAACCCTATGTGTTGGGAAAACACAACACTCTCAGCGGTTCAGGATTGCCGTGGCGTCTTCAGGTGATCTTGCGATGCCAGCCAGGCCGCCGGCACGGGCGACCGTAGCCAGGAAGTGCATCTGGTCGGCGGTGGGTCGGCCTTGTGGGCCTTTGACTTCCACCGCTGTGAAAACCGCCACCTTCTTGCCAACCATGTCGGGCGTGATCTCGACCGACTTCCAGCCGATCAAGTCACTGCCGCCGGGGTTGCAGACGCCGTACCGGATAAGCCGCCCGTCAGGCGTATGCGTGGCCCCGACGTTGTTGCGGAACATAGTGGCGCCGGCCTCAGAGAGAGCCAGGCGAACAAGTTGCTGGATGGCGTTCTCTTTCATAGGTCGATCTTGAACAGCTTCACATCGCCGCCGTGAGGCAGTGATTTGCGGGCCTGGTTCATCGCTTCGTCTTTTGTTTTGAACAGCGGGTACGGGTATCGAATGGTGTCCCTGTTGCCGTCGTAATCGGGGATGCCATAGGACCATGCCCTTGTGTTGGGGTAGCGATAGAAAAGCAGCCACCCGCTTGGCTGCGCCTCGGGCACGATCACCTCTTCGGCGGCCAGCTGCTGTGTACTGATCTTGATGTCCTCGTTCATCGTTCCACCCCTTCCAGTCGGTCGGCCACCAGCTTGGCGTAGCCTGCGATGTCGACCCAGCTGTCGGCATAGTTCGGGTCGCCGTTGATGATGCGCGCCAGCTTGTGGCAGATCATATCCAGCGCCTCGATTTGGTCATCGCTGAACCGGGCGAACTGTTCAGGTGGAAGGTTGTTGGCAATGACCGTCTTCAGGGCCTGGCTGATGCGCGCATGGTCCTTGAACTTGCCATAGCGTTTTCCGCGCTCGTTCAGCGTGGCATCGATGCTGCCGGTGAGGGGGCCAGGTCGAATGTCTTCCAGATTTACGCCCTCGGGCAGCTGGTAGATCGCGCCAGGTTTTGCTGCGTCCTTTTTTGGCACCCAGCTAGTGCCGTGATGCAGGCCAGGGCGACACCCCTTGCATGGACCATCGATCAGCTTGCCGCCTTGGAACACGCAATCCTGGCAATTGAATTCTGTAAGCATACCGCCCCCGATCAGAACGGAATGTCGTCGTCCATGTCAGCCGGTGCGGGCTGGCGTGGGGCTTGTGCTGGACGCTGTGCAGGTGCCGCTGCAGGTGCAGACTGGCGAGGTGCTGCGCCGTCTTCACGCGCGCCCAGCAGCTGCAATTCGGTGGCGATGATCTCGCAGGTGTTCTTCTCGATGCCGGTGTTCTTG